CCACCAACATAGGGTTTTCAAAGCAGTACAGCAAGGCAACCAATCCTTGCTATCTATACATTAACATATAAAATAATTATAACTATATTAAATCTGTGGATCATAAATTACCTGTAATTACAGACGAATTGATATATAGTTTAGATAATACTTTTCCAAATCGTCACCCTGATTTATCTTTATCTGATAGAGAAGTGTGGTATCGTGCAGGTCAAAGGTACGTTGTAGATTTTTTAATCGAACAACAAAAAAGACAAAAAGAAACCATGCTTACAAACAAAGTATTGGAGTAATTATTTATGTGTTTATTTAGACCACCCTCACCACCACCTTTACCCAAGCCAGAACCAAGAGACTCAGCAATAGAAGATACTGCTGATAAGGTTGTTGTTGCTGACAAGAGAAAGTCTCAACCTAATAGAAGAAAGAAACAGCAGATAGCAACACCTACAGGAAGAAGAAGACTTGGTACTAGATCATTACAGATTCCGTTATTAGGTGGAAGGGGTACTGCTTCTGGTAATTTAAACTACCCAACTTAATATGGAATATTCACAGCAAGGTACAACAGCAGCAAGTAGATACGAAACTCTTGTTAGTGATAGATCAACATACGATAGAGAAGCTAAAGAATCTTCCAAGCTAACGATACCTAGCCTTATACCAGAACAAACATCTGGTACTAGGGCTAGAATCAAAACACCTTTTCAAGCTACTGGTAGTCGTGGTGTTAATAGTTTGTCTAATAAATTATTAATGACTTTGCTACCACCAAGCACAGCATTTTTTAAATTAGAAATAGATGATCTTGAAATAAAGAAACAAGGACAAGATGAATTTCAAAGTGAGATAGATAAAGGACTACGCACAATAGAAAATGCGTTGATGAATCAGATAGAAATATCTAATGACAGAGTTGCTATGTTTGAAGCTATCAAGCATCTTGTAGTATCTGGTAATGTCTTGTTATATCTAACAGATAAAGGACTAAAGGTTTATCCACTATCAAAGTTTGTTTGTAAAAGAGATGAAGTAGGTAATGTATTAGAGATCCTTACAAAAGAAACAGTACACCCTCAAGCGTTACCTCTTGACTTCTTAGAACAGATAAAGAAGAAAGAGAACTATGACGCTAAGACAATGGAAAGTGATCTTGATATATATACATACATCAAACGTATGAATGATGATGTCATCTGGTATCAGGAATGTAAAGGAGAAAGAATACCAAATACAGATGGTAGATCTAAGCTAGATGTAACCCCTTGGATTCCTCTTAGATTTATAAGAGTAGATGGTGAAGATTATGGAAGAGGATATGTTGAAGAATATAGAGGAGATTTAATTAGTCTTGAAGCTTTGATGCAAGCAATAATAGAAGGTGCTGCTGCTAGTGCAAAGACTTTATTTCTTGTAAATCCTAATGGGGTCACTAGGGCTAGTACATTAGCAAAGGCTCCTAATGGTGCTGTGCGAGAAGGACTAGCTACAGATATTAGTGTCATGCAAGTTGGTAAGAGTGCAGACTTCTCTGTTGCTTTTAGTGCTATACAACGAATAGAACAAAGACTTGAGTTTGCTTTCTTAATGGCAAGATCAGTACAACGTGACGCAGAAAGAGTAACAGCAGCAGAGATAAATCTTATGGCACAAGAACTAGAGAATAGTCTTGGTGGTATCTACAGTATCTTGACACAAGAGTTTCAACTACCTTACTTAAGAAGACGTATGCACATGTTAGTAAGGGCAGGTAAAGTACCCAAGCTTCCTGATGATTTAGTAAAACCAAAGATCGTTACAGGTTTACAAGGTCTTGGTAGAGGTAATGATAGAAATAAACTTGTTGAATTTATTGGAACCATAGCTCAAGCTCTTGGACCTGATGTGATGCGACAGTATGTAAACGTGGACGAAGCAGTTAAAAGACTAGCTACCAGTATTGGAATTGATACTGCCAACCTAGTCAAAACACCTGAGCAGATTCAAGAAGAACAACAAGCTGCTGCACAACAGCAGTTAATCCAAAGTCTTGGACCTGCTGCCTTGGGTTCTAAATTATTAGATCCTAAGAACAATGCACAGGCAGCCCAACTACAGGAGGAAACACAAGATGCCGACCAAGAAATCCAACAACAATGAAGAAGCTCCAAAGAAAGAAGAAGCTAAAGCAGTAGTTTCTCAACTAGGAGTGAATGACCCTAACCCTGTTTCTGGTAACAAAGGAGATGTTGTTACTAAAAATGGGAATACACTTACTTTTAATTAACAAATTATTTTATGACTTCATCACAATTAAATGTTTCTGAAACACCACCAATGTCTGCACAAGACTTGGAAGGTTTAAAAGATGATAATGGTTTGTATGCTGGCAAGTTTAAAACTGTTGAAGACATGGCTCGTAGCTATAAAGAGCTAGAGGGCAAACTAGGTTCTATTGAACAGACTAGAGAAGATACAACAGAATCAGAAGTCTCTGAATCTACAGAAGATGTAGGAGTGCCAGAAGGTTACGAAGAGTATTACCTAGAAGATGGCACTATTAATCAAGAGTCTGTAGTAGAAAACTATGGTGAAACTTTAAGTGAAATATTTAAGGAGAATAATATTGATCCTTTTAAAATTAGTGCAGAGTTTCATAAGAATGAAGGTGAGATACCAGAAGACATGTATCAATCTTTATTAGATGCTGGTCTATCTAAGAACGCTGTTGATACTTACCTTACTGGTAGGGCAGCAGAGATGGGTTACATAGAAGGTGAAGAGGGTGCTGCTGGTGAACTACCTACACAAGAAGTAAAAGATATTAGAGACTCTATAGGTGGAGATGAAGCCTATGGCAAGATGGTTAGTTGGGCATTAGAGAATCTACCGAAAGATGAAATCAAAGGATTCAATGATGCGACTAACACAATGACAGGACCACAGCTTAAGATGATGGTTCAAGGACTTTACACACAATACCAAAATGCTATGGGAGTAGAACCAAACCTCGTCACAGGAAGACCTGCATCAAGTGGACCAGTACCATTTCAAACTGGTGCAGAAGTTACTGCTGCTATGAGTGATCCAAGGTACAATAAAGATGCAGCATATACACAAAATGTACATGCGAGATTACAAAACAGTTCAGTCTTTGGATAATGACTAAGCTATGTGCCAGAGGTAAAGCAGCAGCAAAGCGTAAGTTCAAGGTATATCCTTCGGCTTACGCTAATGCCTATGCTGTAAGAGTATGCAAAGGAAACATCAAAGGACCAGATGGAAAGAAAAGAACTGCATCTGGTTACACTAGAAAAAAATTGAGGATTGCTTAATCATGCCATTAAAAGGAAAACAGTATAAGCTTGATGTTGATGGTGATAAGAAAATCACTAGAAAAGATTTTCAAATACTATCTAAGAACGCAAAAAAATCTAAGAAGAAAAATGGCAAAGCTAACTAATAAGCAGATCGTAAAGCTGCAAGCACATTCAGCACATCATACAAAGAAGCACATGTCTGAAATGCGTACACTTATGAGAGGTGGTAAATCTTTTAATGAAGCTCATAAGATAGCTATGAAGAAAGTAGGCAAATGAGTTTACGCAGATGGTTTAAAGAAGAATGGGTAGATGTTAAAACTGGCAAACCTTGTGGCCGTCAGAAAGGAGAGAGTCGTGGCTACCCTGCTTGCAGACCATCTAAAAGAGTTAGTAGTAAGACACCTAAAACTACAAAAGAATTAAGTAGTAAAGAGAAGTCAAGATTTAAAAAAGCAAAAACAAGTAGTAAAAGAATTTCTTACAGTCACAAAAGAAATAAGAATAGAAATAGTTTAAAGATTGCATAAGGGTGTTATATTTTAGATAGCTTACATTTTTTATGTCTAAGGGAGTATCTCTTACTAAGAAGGATAAAGACCCCACAGGTGGTCTTACTGCTTCTGGTCGTAGGAAATATAACCGAGCAACAGGTGGAAACTTGCAAGCTCCTGTTACTAAAAAGACAGGTCTTTCGCCCAGACAAAAAGCAAGAAGAAAATCTTTTTGTGCAAGAATGTCTGCTGCAAAAGGACCATTAAAAAAAGATGGCAAGTTAACTCGCAAAGCCCTTGCTTTAAGGAAGTGGAATTGTGGGTCAGTATAAATTAACAGAGTAGAAATCTAAATATCTAAAGTGCCTGATGCGTCAGATACCACTTGTGAGAAAGGATCGAAACGAAGTTGGTTTCTCAAAATTGTAAATTTAATCAAGGAGTTTTCCTATGGCTAACGCCACAGTATCTCGTCTTGGTTTGGTTAATAATTCAGGCACAGATTTTGATGCCCTGTTTTTAAAGGTATTTTCTGGGGAAGTGCTAACTGCTTTTGCTAGAAACAATATCTTTAACGAGCAACTACATTCAGTTCGTACTATCACAAGTGGTAAGTCAGCACAGTTCCCAGTATTAGGAACTGCTACTGCTGCATATCACACAGTAGGAACTCCCCTTGTAGGAGCAAACCAAATCAAGGCAAACGAAAAGATTATCAACATTGATGATCTATTAATTGCACAGAGTTTCATTGCTAACATTGATGAACTCAAGAATCATTATGACGTTAGGGCTACCTATGCTGATGAACTAGGTAAGGCACTTGCCAGAACTTATGACCAAAACGTAGCGAAGCAAATCGCTAACGCTTCCAGAGCTTCTACTAACCTTAGTGGTGGTAATGGTGGTCTTGTTCTTACACTTGCTAATGGTAATACAGCTTCAGCAAACGTAACAGGTGATGAAATAGCAGCAGCTATTTATGATATTGCACAGACATTTGACGAAAGAGACATTCCTCCAACAGATCGTTTCTGTGTACTACCACCTGCTGAGTATTACAAACTTGCTGAGTCTGCTACAAGAACAGTAGATGTTGACTTCAACCCACAGGGTAATGGTTCATTTGCTTCTGGTCGTGTTCAGCAAGTCGCAGGTATTCCTGTAATGATGTCTAACAACGTACCTCAGAGTAATGTCGGCAGCAATCCTAGCGGTGCCAATAACACTTACTCAGGTGACGATAGTAAGACTATCGGTTTAGTATTCCACAAATCTGCTGTTGGTACAGTTAAGTTGATGGATATGACAACTGAAATCTCTGGCTCTGACTATGGAATAATGTATCAAGGAACCTTAATGGTTGCTAAGTATGCGTTAGGTCATGGTGTTCTTAGACCAGAATGTGCAGCTACAATTAAGCTATCTGCATCTTAATTAACAATGAAGGGTACTCTTAATGAGTACCTTTCTTTTATTTTTAAGATTATGAATTTTGATGATTACTTGAAAAGAGTTTATGGTTTTACTACAAAAAGTAAAAAGTATAAAAATATGCCAGCGCACTTACAAAGAGATTTAAGAGAAAGTTTTCAAATGGATATGAAAGCTTTTAATAGAAAATCACTTAAAATTAAAAAAGCTTAAAGGAGATTATTATGGGCTACGGAAAATCAATGAAAAAGAAGAAAAAGAAAAAGATGAAAGGTGGTAGAGATTCTTTAAAAATTAAATACTAATTATGGCAGTAGCAGCAACTACAGAGCTTGAAGCAATCAACATAATGTTGTCTGCTATT